TCGACGGCCTTGCCAAACTGGAAGCGTCCAACAACGAAGATGAACCTTGTGATGAACCAAGGCTTCTGAGCGTTGCTGACGGGTTGGCCACGATCACGATCAAGGGTCCGCTGGTCAACATGGACCACCCCATGCTCCGCTTCTTCGGCATGACCGGCTATCCGGAAATCCGGGACGCTCTTGTTGCCGCCGTCAATGACCAGGAAGTGAAAGAGATTCTTCTCGACATCGACTCCGGTGGCGGGCAAGTCGCTGGCTGTGACGACACGGGCAATCTGATTCGCGCCGTCCATAAGGTGAAGCCGGTCACCACCTATAGCGACACCATGGCCAGTGCTGCATACTGGCTCGGGTGCTCTGCAGGGAAGGTGTACTCCAACAAGTCGGCGCTGGTCGGCAGCATTGGCGTGATCGCTACCTTCAAGGAATACTCGAAGCAGAACGAGATGGAGGGCGTGACCGTCTCCATTATCCGGGCCGGCAAGTACAAGGCGCTCGCCAACCAGAACGAACCGTTGAGCAAGGAAGGGCGGGCGCAAATCCAGGCGCTTGCCGACTCCGCTTACACGGTTTTCGTTGAACACGTGGCCGCTATGCGCAAAGTGGATTACGCCACCTGCGACAAGAAAATGGCGGACGGACAGGAATTCATCGGGCAGGCAGCCGCCGATGTGGGCCTGACGGACGGCATTACCACATTTGACGCGGTCGTGGGCGGACTGAGGAAAAAAATCCTTGCGTCATTGCAAAAATCAATGGATAATTCGCCTAGTAATAGGTTCAAGCTATCAGGCAGCACCCTACCCTCTGGAGACTCACCAATGGCCAAAAAAGCCTTGACTGAAGCAGACATCGCCGCGTTGGCCGCTGGTGCGACCCTCGATGCCGTTGTCCATGTTGAAACCCCCGCACTTGAAGGAACCCAAGATGGCGTGCAAGCCGAAGCGTCCACCGAAGAAGTGAAGCCCGAAGCCAAGCAGGAAGTCGAAGTGAAGGCTGAAGCCCTTGTCACTGTCGACGCCAGTGTGCAGTTCATGCAAAACATGGTCAAGGACAAGGACGACGCCCTCCTGGCTGCCAACGTGAAGATCACCAAGCTGGAAGAGAAGCTGGCCGATGTCGAGGCTGCTCATCAACCGCTCCTGCAGATCGCCATCAAGTCGGTCAAGAACATGGCCGTCGCGCTGAACGGCACGTCGCTCCTGAGCGAAGGCATGGCCGCTGTCCAGGTCCTCGCCGAGCACCAGCGCGTGACCGAGTTGTTCCAGAAGAAGTTTCCCATCGGGGGTGTTGCGGCTGTTTCCGCCGATGACACTCCTGCGCAGACGCAAATCGACCCGCGTCATCAAGCCCGCGTGAACGCGGTTCGCTTCCACAAGTAGGAGTTACAAGCATGGCAAAGTTCAAATTCAAGGAGTTGATTGGAGCCGAACCGTTTACCACCCGTCTGGGTGTCGGCTCGGTCAACAGCACTCCGGCAAACGCCTATACCGACAAGGAAATCGGCAAGTTCGCGAAGCTCTCGGGCACCGACGCCTATGTCCTGTGCGTGGTCGGCGACCCGATCCAGGCCGTCATCACGGCGGTTGAAAGCTACACCGCTGATGACTTCAGCATGGGTTCGGTCGACACCGAAGGTCGCAAGCGCGTCCTGCTCGACGGTTCTCAAGCGGCCGGTACGGGTTCCATCGCCATCGGCGACTACGTTGTCTGCGGCACCCCGGTTGCCAAGGACACGGCGCTGACCATCAGCACGCCCCCGAAAGTTCGCAAAGCCACCAACCAACCCGGTGCGGTGCCTGCGGATCTGACAGCGGCTGGCCAACAAGCCTTGAACGCAATCTTCGCCTGGAGGCTGATCTCTTTTGACAGCGCTGGCGCGGTTGGTGATTTCGGCATCATCGAACGTGTTACCTGCTAAGGAGAAACAGTAATGGCTTCATTTATCGACGCACAAGGTGCGACTCAGCAATTTGAAGTGACCCTGGACCTGGTCCGGGAAGCGTCGCAGGGCGGTGTCTCGCTCCGCGACCACATCAATGCGACCCTGCCGACCGACGCAGAGAAGCACGGCGACGCCTTCTCGCAACTCTGCGCGAGCGAAGGTATTGTCCTGGTTCCGAACAAGAAGTACGGCATCCGTCCGCAGCGCCTGAACGCTGTCCTGGAAGGTCGCACCGTCCTCGAAGCCGGCGCTGTCGTTCGTCAGCCCAACAACCAGGCGCGGGTCCTGCTCATGCCGGCGATTGGTGCCCTGATCGAAGACAAGCTGGTCAGCGACCTGGACATGAACGCCAACGCGTTCGACGCCATGATCGCGCTGGACGAGACGATTGCTGACGAATGGCTGCTCTGGCCGGAAATCAACTACGCTGCTCCGGAAGCGGCGCGGTCGCAGGTGATTTCGCAACTCGCCAAGCCGGCCGCGATGCTGTCCGTGACCACGGCTGAAAAGTCCGTCAGGATCCCGACGTGGTCGCTCGGCGTCGAATGGTCGGAGCAAGTTACGAAGTACGTCAATCTCGACCTGATCGTTCTGGCAATCGCCCGTCAGGTGGCAAATGAGCGCAATGCTCGCGCCAACGAGAATCTGGTCGGTATCCTTGCCGGTGACCCAGACGTTGGTCAGGCATCGCTGGCATCTCTTGGCAAGTCGGTGACGGCGCTGTCTCTGGATGCAGCGGCCACCGCCGGCATCACCCAACTGTCCTGGATTAGCTGGCTGTACGCCAACTCGAAAAAGCGTCGGATCACGCACCTGGTTACCGACATTGCCGGTGCCATGGCCATCGAAAACCGCACTGGTCGCCCCACCGTCGTTCAGGACAATCCGGGCAGCAAGCGGATCGACAGCGTTGTCACGGTCTCGAACCCGACCTGGGCACCGGAACTTCCGATCTTCATCGTTGACCCGACTGTTGGTTGGACGGCGAAGACGATCCTGGGCATCGACGCTCGCTCGGCCCTGCATCGGGTGACCTCGACGAACGCCAGTTATCAGGCACAAGAAGACTTCGTGCTCCGTCGTGGATCGGCCTTGCGGTACGATTTCGGACAGATCACGCGGAGGCTGTTCCTTGACGCCTTCGACGTTCTGACCTACGCGTAAGCAACCGCTGAACGCAACCCCGGCTTCGGCCGGGGTTTTCGTTTGTGGCAACCCTTACCATAAACGTCACACACATGGTAAAATGCCACGAAGGAGTTTTCCATGCTGACTGACTACACGACGTACAACGACATCCGGGCCGTGCTTGGCGTGAGCGAGGACGATCTTACTGACGCCACTTTGGCGCTACAGACGTATGACGATTATCTGACGCAGGAGTTGGAGGACATCGACATCGACCTGCCCGACACCTATGCGACGACACTTGCGCTATCTGCACCCACGTCAGCAGAGACACGTTTTGTCAAAGCCTGCAGCCTGTTCGCCACCTTCTCTGTGGCCAAGACGCTGACTGCCGCCCTCCCCTTGTTCGCGGCAAAGCAGATCACGGATGGCAAGGCCCAAGTCAGTCGCTTCGACAACCCCTACAAGGACGCCATCAAGTCGATCAACGAACAGTACGAGACGCTGAAGGCGCGCCTGATCGCTGCCTTGGGCGCAATCGGGACCACGACGACGGCCGCAACGGTGCGCCGGTATATGGCTGTGGTGTCGCCGAGTGTTGATCCGGTGACTGGACTGTAAGTTGAAACGCGACAGCACGATGTACAACGGCGGGGTTCCGCCCAAGGATCTGGTCAAGGCCCCGGTCCCGGACCAGATCAGCTTCCTGGACCGGGTCTGCCACGTGAGTGACCCCGATCCCAATGCCTTCGTCGACAGCTTTTACATCACACAGATCCCGCATGACTGTGACATAAAATGAGAGAGCGCAGAACAAAGAAACTCTCCCTTGAGGAAGTGCAGTCACGCCTAGCGGCTCTGTCCTTTTCTATGGTTGGGGAGTACCAAGGGAAAATCAAAAGTCAATGTGTATTGCGGTGCGCCAAAGGGCATGAGTGGGATGCCTTGATTGATAACGTCATTAAGGCCAACGGAACAGGTTGCCCGCACTGCGCTGGTAAAGCTAGACTCACCGTGCCAGAGATTAGCAGAAGGTTGAGTTTGAGAGGGATCAAATTCAAGAGTACGAACACAAGAGGTAGCACAGTCGGCACGTTTGAGTGTGAGAAAGGTCACACCTGGAAGGCCAATCTAGCTTATGTGCTGCTACGGGGCGGGTGCCCTGAGTGCAGGGTGAATCGCCCACTGACTCGGGCCGAGGTCGATGAGCGAGTGTCCGACAGGGGTTACAGGCTAGTTGGGGATTATTCAAGTGCAAGTAAGAGAGCACAATTTGAGTGTCAGGCTGGTCATGTGTGGGGTGCGATACCGGATAACGTGCTAAGGGGGAAAGGGTGCCCAGAGTGTGCTGAGTACGGGTTCAATCCCAAGTACCCCGCAGTTTTCTACACACTTCGCATATTTTCTGATGATGAAGAATACGTGGGTTTTGGGATCACCAAAGATTTGCAAACCAGGATGAGTTACCACACACGGGCGATTGAGAAGAAAGGGTTCAACAACGAGATCCTTGCCGTCTATAGTTTTGAATCTGGGCACGACGCTAAGTGTTTAGAGGATCTGGTTAAGAGCAATTTTGATGTGGTTGATACAGGCATAAAAGGCTTCAGAAAGGAAGCAGTCAGAGGGGATGCCTACAAAGATCTCCTGAAACTGTTTGAGGGGCTAAACGTATGCGTTTGAAATCAGCAGCCGGTCGTTTTGACAACACAGTGGCTTCAGACGCCTACAACCCTGCCACGACGTTCTTGTGTCAGTACGAACCTATGAGCTTCAGCAAGATCGAGGGTGTACAGATATTTAAGAGGCAGGTCAGCGTCAAACCAACGGTCACCGTCCCGCCGAGGGGGGCTATAACCATCGAGGGAAAAACCTACCTCGTCGGGTACGGTGCACCGGACTTCTGGCAGGGCGACCCGATTCGCATCACCCTGATCATTCAAGGCGCAGACGGGCTTGCCAGCTTGAACAGCATCGTCAACGAACTGACCAGCGTGGCGGCGACCAGCGCCTATGCCGCTTTGGTGTTCAGCAAGTATGTGCCGGATTCCGACAACAACAGCAAGTACCCGCCGCAGTATCAGGTGTTCCTGTCCGGGACCGAAGAGGCTCCGAGTGACAGCTTGATTCATCTGGACTCGCGCTGGTTCCTGGTCAAGCAGTCATACCTGTCGACCAGCGGCTTGCGGGTGGCCTTGGCGAATGAGCTGGAAGAACCGACCTTCGAGACGATCAGCTTCGGGTCCAAGACGTATGACCCGATCACCGACACGTCCGGGACATCGAGCAGCACGGTGAAGATTCTGCGCGTGAAGTGGAGCGAACACTTCACCTACTTGAGTCAGGGCAGTGAGAATTACCAGCGCGGGGACCAGCAAATCTTCGTGCCCAAGACGGTGACGCCGAAGCCGTCCGATACGTTGACACTTTCCGATGGAGTGTGGCGTATTCTGTCTGTGCAGAACGAAGCGACGTGGAGTTGTCATGCTCGTCGGGCTTGAGCAGTTTGATGCCTCGGTGAAGGCCTGGTTTGGCAATGTCAGACAGGCGGCACAGGAAGCAGCAGCGGGGCTGGCCGAGGTCGCGTTGCAGCAGATTGTTGAGCAGTCGCCGCAGTACACAGGCGACTTCGTCGCTGGATGGGAAGTCGGTTTCAATACCCCACCTGTCATCTGGCGACCGCCAAAAATCCTCAATCAGAAGATGATCAAGTCGGGTGTCGTCGACCCGTTCCAGAAGGGCGACGAAGTGGCCATTGAGTATGCCTTGAACAAGGCGCAGGCTCGATTCGCTGCAGCAAAGCGCGAACCTCTCGGTACGGCGATCTATCTGTCGAACTCAGCGCGGCACGACGAGAGCTACGCCTGGAAGATTGAGAACGGCGAGATCGACCTTCGCCCGGTTAACCAGAACGCAGACCGGGTCGTGCAGCGTGGCGCGCTATTCACCCGCAACCGATTCAAACACATTGGCGCACCGCAGCTTGCCGTTCTCAGGAGTTTAGGCGTATGACCACAGAAGTCCAGGCCAGGGACGCCATCGTCGCCTACTTCCATCCTGCGTGGACGACCGCGTATCCGTCCGTCCCAGTGTATTACGAGAACACGGTGAAGATCGACCTGGACACGGTCGGCAGCGCGTTCCTGAGTGTGAGTATCGACTTCAACGACAGCGTGCGCGAGGGGATTGACTCGTCGCCGATCACTGGCAGTTACGGGGAAGTGACGTTCCGGCTGTTCGCCAAGGACGGCGTCGGTGTCCGCGACACGTTGACGAGACAGAACTACATCAGAGAACTGATGAAGTATCGCGATCTTTCCGGGGTGGCACTTGATTGCCCACGACCGGGAAGAAAACAAGCGAAAGACGGATGGGCGTCGTCCGACTTGATCGTGCCTTTCCAGTTCTGGCAGTGATTACCTGACGCTCCACTCGTCCAGGGCCAGTGTCATCGACACTGGCTTTTTCGTTTTCAAGAGCAGCAATTCCCACGCCATCTCCGGCATGTTGCGGCTCCCCGCTCGCCAGTGGTACACGGACGAAACCGACACGCGGAGTAGTCCTGCGACTTTCTTTGCGTTGAGTTGGGCTTCGCACATCAGTTCCCTTAGTTTTTCTGGCGTCATGGGATATCTCCTTGAGAGATTTTAGCATTTTTCTACATTGGGCAAAAGGATTATCCCAATAGCGAATCACCGAGGCTCTTGAAAATGCCATTCCGTTAAAATTGGGGTAGGCCAGAGTCAACTCTCGTGTGGCCGAACATTTCAACGCATTTAAGGACATACGCATGGCGATCACTCTCTCAACTGGCGCAACAATTTCTGTTGCGAAGACCTACGTTCCCGCTTACAACGTCGCCGGCACCACGGTCACGCAGGTCACCAATGCCAACCCGGCAGTGGCTTCCGCCACCAACACCCTCTCGAATGGCGACTATGTTGTGCTGACCTCTGGTTGGGGCCTGCTCGACATGCGTGTTGTGCGTGTTGCTTCGGTGACCGGCTCGACCTTTGCCCTGGAAGGTATTGACACGTCCGACACCGTCAAGTATCCGGGCGGGGCTACTGGTGGTGCTGGAACCTTCAAGAAGATCACGGCGTGGACGGCTCTGTCACAGGTCAAGGCTGTGAGTGCTTCTGGGGGCGCGCAGCAGTTCGCGGATATTACGGCCATCACCGACACGGTCAAGCGCCAGATTCCGACCATCAAGGATGCGGTGACCATGACGGTTGACGTGTACGATGACCCGACACTTGCGTGGTACGCCGACGTTACGGTCGCGGACACAGCCCGGTCGCCGTATGGCCTGAAGATGACCTTCCCCAATGGTTCGGTGCTGGCATCCAATGCGTACTGGTCGATCATGAAGGTTCCGACGATGGCCACCAACGAGGCGCTGATGACGCAACTCTCGCTGTCGCACGCTGCGGAGCCGGTTCGTTACTCCTCGTAACCTGCCACAAACACGTGGAGTGTGCACTATCGCTCCACGCGTGACTTACTTCCAATAACAACACATGAGGATGAATCATGGCATTTACCCTGCAACCGAAACCCACCTTCACGGGTGAAGTCACGATCCCGACCCCCACCGGGGACGGCAAGGTCACGTTCGAGTTCAAGCACATGGGCCGCAAGGCGCTGAAGGCTTTCTTCGAGTCGCTTGGTGAGGGCGACACCGCCCGCCCGGACAGCGAAGCGCTGCTGGACCTGGTCAGCGGCTGGTTCGGTGTCGATGAGAAGTTCAGCCCTGCGAACCTGGACATCCTGCTCGACAACTACCCGTCTGCCGCGAAGGCGATCTTCGAGGCGTACAACAAGGGGCTGTTCGAGGGTAAGCAAAAAAACTCGTAGATCTGGCCGCCCGGATGTACGATTCCGGGCCGTCAGATGAAGAGTTGAAAGCGTTGTACATGACTCGGGAGGATGTCGAGGACACCAGCGATTTCGAGATATGGCCTGAGAACTGGATGCCGTTTCTGGTCTTTTCCGAAGTGTCAACGCAGTGGCGTGTCGGAGCAGGGGGCGCAACGGGCCTTGACTACGTGGCAGTGAAGTGGGTCATGGGCCTGATGAAGATCAAGAAGAAGTATGAAGTCCTCCGCGCAATACGGACGATGGAATCTTCAGCACTAAAGACGATGAACAAATCTTGAGGGGTAGGGTATGAGTGGTGTAGACGCAGCAGCAACCTTATCTCTCAAGATTGATACCACATCAGCCAACGAGTCTCTTACCGCCCTAGAGAATCGTATGAAGGGGTTGGGGGCAAGCCTCAACTCAGGGTCGGCAACACAACCAAAAGCAATTTCGACTATCGGCACATCCGCTGCCGAGGCGAGTGCGCAACTCAAGACTCTGCACGCTACCGTGGGGGCGCTTGAGGCCAAGATTTCTTCGATGTCTACCGGAGGGAAGTCAGGGATCTTCGGGAACGTGACCAAGGCGGGTTACGAGATTCAAGGCTTGTTCGGAAAGGTCGACCACAGTGTCGAGCGTACCGACACCAACCTGAAGGCGATGTTGAAGAGTGCGGAGATGGCTGGCGCTGCTGCAGTTAAGCAGGCGAATGATTTGGCACGTGCCAAGAACCTCGCCAACTCCCTCGAACTTCGAGTAATCGCAGCCGAAGAAGCGGCCAAGGTCAAGAAGGCGGCAGACGATGTCGCCGCCTTGGGCCGTGCCAAGAACCTCGCCAACTCCCTCGAACTTCGAGTAATCGCAGCCGAAGAAGCGGCCAAGGTCAAGAAGGCGGCAGAGGATGTCGCCGCCTTGGGCCGTGCCAAGAACCTCGCCAACTCCCTCGAACTTCGAGTAATCGCAGCCGAGGATGCCGCCCGTTTGAAGGCTGCCGCAAAGGATGCACAGGAGTTGGCCAAATGGCTCTCCCTGACCGATAAGCAGCGAGCGTCCGCAACAGTTCAAGCGGCGAAGGCTGTCTATGGTGGCGCACAACAGAACGTCCTTCCTGGTGTGGCAGGTTCGTCGCAAGCCTTTACCGCTGCACAAAGCGCCGGTAGTGTTGCCGCTGCTGAGGCTGAACTGGCCAGGCTGACGAACGCCCACAAAACCCTCCACCCTGCCATCAAGCAGAGCGCGGACCATCAACTGCACTGGAACAAGGTTGCGAACGAGGGCCATGCGGCAGTCCGAGGTTTGGCCGGCAGTCTCGGCACGTTGTGGATAACTTACGGCTCGTTGGCTCCGCTGTTGGCTGGCGCTGCCATCGGTTCCGCCTTCGTGAATGCTGCCAAGGCAGGGTCGGAGTTCTCCTATCAACTGACGTTCGTGAAAGCGCTTGGCAATGAATCTGCGGAAGCCATTGAGCGCCTGTCTTCGTCCGCACTGACACTGTCACAAACCGGACTCCGTGGGCCGACTGAGATCGCCAGCGGCTACCGTATTCTGGCGCAGGCTGGCTTGGATGCCGCCGCTGCTTTGGAGGTCATGCCCCACGTCCTGAATCTGTCTACGGTAGGTGAGATGGAAATGGAGCAGGCTGCAACCACGCTGGTCGGTGTCATGACAGCTTTCAACCTGAAGGTTGAGGATGCAGGGCATGTCGGGGATGTGTTTGCCAAGGCTGCGGCCTTGTCGCAGACATCGGTGCAAGCCATGACTGAGGCGATGAAATATGCGTCGGTGGTCGGCGAACAGTACGGGGCCAGCCTTGAGGATTCAGCAGCAGCCCTTACGCTCTTGGCCAAGGTGAATATCACTGGAACCTCGGCGGGTACAGCGTACCGGAACATGCTGAAGGAGTTGTTCACCCCGGTCCCCCAAGCAGCATCTGCGATGAAGAAACTTGGGTTGGAGACCAGGGACGCTAATGGCAATTTGAAGTCCTTTGTCGACATCATGAACGATCTTCGTGTGAAGTTGAAGGACTTCAGCCAAGGGGACACGCTGAGTATTACCCAACGCATCTTCGGGGAGCGCGGAGGCAAAGAAGCTGCCCGAATGTTGGCCATCGAGAAGGCCGACTGGGACAAGCTGGTCGCTTCCATCAAGGACTCGAACGGGTTCATGGAGGGGGTGGCTACCCAGTTGGAGAACACAGCCAAAGGCAAATGGGCGCAAGCGCTGAACACCTTGAAGAGTCAGTTGATTATCGCATTTCAGGAGATGGAGCCTGCGTTCAGCAACTTGGCGGACAATTTCAAGGAGTTGTTCTCAGACCCCTCGTTCGTTAACGGTTTGAAGTCAATCGTTGGGGGTGTGGCATCGCTCACATCGAGCCTCGTGTCAATGGCGTCCGTGTTGCTCACGGGGGTACAGATATGGGCTGTTTATAAGGCGGCTGTCATCGGAGCGGCAGTCTGGACTTCACTCAGCACTGCGGTATCTGGTTTTGCAGCAAGCATGTTGGCTGTGAACGGAATCATGGGTCCAGCCCTCGGCACCATGGCAACCTTGCGCGGTGTTATCGGCGGGCTTCCGTCGTTGTTGATGGCCATCCCAACCCCACTGACCATCATTGCGGGAGCACTGGCGGCAGGGGCTACCGCGTGGGCAATATGGGGCGGTGCGGCATCTCGGGCCGGAGACATGGCCTATGACTCTGCCAGGCGAGCCGAAGGTGCGCTGGCAAAGGTAAAACGAAGAGAAAAGTATGGGGTCGGCGATCTCGGCGAGGCTCAAGAGGAACTGGACAAGGCAGAGAAACTTCTGAACCTGCGGGTTGAGGGGCGAGCCACAGGGACAGCCCTCTCAGACGCCAGACAGTCTGTTGGTAAATGGACTGAGGTTGTCGCCGACCTTGAGAAAGAAAAATACAAAGCGGGGAATGCGTCTAGCGGCTTGAAGGCTGCTGTTGAGGGCAAGCCGGCGACGAGGAAAGCGTCAGAGATCCTTGGTGCCGATCCGAAACCTGCAAGAGGAGGAAAAGCATCAGCCAAAGTCCGTGACTACAGCGGTGACCTTGAGAAGTCCAACATCGCGTCGCTGGTCGAGCGGCAACAGGAAGACATCAAGGTCCTCGAACTGACCCACAAGAATCACCTGATCACCGAGGAACAATATCAGGCGCAACTCGTTGGTGTTTACGCTACCTGGGGTCCGAGGATCGAGGAAGAGTACAGCAGCAGCATTGCCCGTCTTGCCAAACTCCAAGCGAGCGCAAGCGGTGACCAGGCGGCGCAGTACGAGAAGAAGCGCAAGGACATGGAGACAGCCTATCGGAAGTTCCAGTTCGACGAGGCGTATCGGTCGGCGGAGTCGCTGGCCGCTGAGATGGGGAGAATCAAGAAGTCCGGGGAAGAAATCCAGAAGGTCCTTGAGGAGCAGCAGGCCAACACCGACCAGATCATGGAGCGGTTGGCGGCAACGCGCATCAAACTCGACCTCACACCGGAACAAGCGGCAGGCTACGACGCGAGAAAGGCTGTCGAGAAACCCTTGGACAAATCTATTGCCGGGAAGCGTGCCGAGGAACAGAACCTGCTCAACGCTGGTTACAGTGAAGAGAGCGCAAGTCTGAAGGCGGTGCGGGCAGAGATCGAACTCTTGATCGAGGCTCGGGCAAGGCTCGGCGGACAGGCGGCTGCGCAAGCTGAAGCTGAAGTCAGTTTCGCTCGCTCCTATGAATACGGGTGGAAGTCGGCGTTCCGGGCATGGACTGATGAAGGTACGAACGCGGCAAAAACCGCAGCCGACTCTTTCGCTGTCATGACCAATGGCATGGAGAGCCTGATCGACAACTTCCTGACCACCGGCAAACTCGGGTTCGCTGACTTTGCCAAGAGCGTGATCTTGAGCATCGCCAAGATCGAGGCTCGGGCCGCTCTTAGCCAAGGCTTGAAGGCTGTCGGCGGGAACGGTGGTGGCGGGTTCGGTGGAATAATTTCGGGGATTTTGGGTGCGATCACAGGCGGGGGTGGTGGCGGATTCAGTTCCGGCGATTTTGCCAACCTTGCATCCAGTTTCATCGACAGCGCCAAGGGTAATGTCTTCTCCGGGTCACCCTCCTTGCATGCTTATGCCGACACGGTGCAAACCAGTCCGAAGACTTTCGCCTTCCAAAACCTGCACGGGTTCGCGCGCGGTGGGGTGTTCGCTGAAGCTGGTCCGGAGGCGGTCATGCCGTTGTCCCGTGATAGCCGAGGGCGTTTGGGTGTGAAGGCGTCGAGTGAAGGTGGCCCAATCAACATCACGGTCCACGTCAACGGCAACAGCAACGCCCCGGATGTGCGACGCGCCGCAGGCCAAGGGGCGCGAGAAGCCCTCGCCGCTTTCAACGGCGCTCGCCGGTACGCATAAGGAATCAAGATGGCTGAATTTCTCGAAGACGTTCTCCCGGTCAATGTCCGCATGGGGGCCAGTTACACGGACGGGTACGAGGTCGAGATAACGACCACGGCGAGCGGTGCTGAATACAGAAAGTTGACACATCCGTTCCCAGTGCGCAGTTTTCATGTAAACTTCACCATGTTGCGCGACGACCTCGCAAGCCAGGTCCTGGCCCTGTATCACCGCGCTTACGGGATGTATGCCGGATTCCGGGTCAAGTGCCTCGATGATTTCAGTACCAATTCCGGGACCTTGGTGCCGACCAAAGACGATTGGGTTTTGCCAAAGATTTCCTCTGGTGTGTATCAGTTGATCAAGGGCTACGGCAGCGGTAGTACGCCGCTCGGCATTGGACTCCCGTACAGGAATCTGTACAAGCCGATTTCCGGCTCGGTAGTGTTGGCGAAGAACGGCACGTTGATCAGTTCCGGGATCAGCATTGATTACACCACGGGGAGAGTGACCTTGACGCCTGCACCAACCACCGAAGTGATTACGGGCGGCTGCTACTTTCATATCCCTTGTCGATTCAACAGCAAGATCGAGGTTTCGCACATGTCCGACGCGTTGCGGGATTGCGGCGGTATCGACATCATTGAACTGGTCAAGCCATGAAGAGTGTTGTTGCGGATTATCGCTATCGCGTGTTGTGCATGAAGATCGTGCCGGTGTCGGCATCCACCATTTACCTCACCGACTATATTCATGACTTGGTCATGAGCGGGCACACGTACATCAGCACGTCCGGGTATCAGTTCACGGGGTACAACTCGACATCGGACTTTGCCCCGGCCAGCATCGACATCGAGGGCATTGCCGGGGTGGCGGGCATTAGTCGTGCGGCGATCTCCAGCGGCCTGTTCGACGGGGCGCGCTGCTATGTTTTTGCCACGGACTGGACGAGTCCGGTGGAAGACGAGGAACCGATCACGGCCGGTGTGTTTGGCAAAGCCGTGATGATGGACGACCGATACAGCATCGGTGGCGTGTCTTTGGTGGATGCCCTGAACCAGAACGTGGGCATGACTTACGGGGCGCAATGCCCGAAGGTGTTTGGCGGGACAGAGTATGGGGGCTGTGGCGTGTCTCTCGCCTATCCGAATACCGTGACCGGGACGCTGACCAGCGTCGCCAGTGCCTCCGTGTTCCGTGA